TCTTTGTACTTGTTTAAATCTACGTTATTCAATTTCTTCGTCTCTTTCTTTGAGTTCGTGTTTGATTTCGTCTTCCGCTTGCATTATTTTATAACGCATTTGGACGTCTTCTGTGATATGATAGACTGCGTCTAACTTTCTTAATTTTGCTCTTAGTCCATCAGTGGACAAAGTCTTCAGGTCGGGCTTTATCGGAGTGGAAGTCAATTTCTTCTCCAATTCTTAAATCATTATCAGGTGCTTGGTCATTCCAACCTAGAACACTTTCTGCTTCAACCATTCTGATTGTCATTGGTTCACCTGCTAATGTAATTTCTAGTCCACGAGTCCAACGACCATGTTCGACCAAAACCCAATCGCCTACGTTATATGGATCATTGTTGTCTGGACCTTTTGAATGCACTTGTCCCCAACGTGGGTAAATGCCTCTAGATTCTCCATCATCACTTCGGATAATAATTCCACCTTTGGTAGTTTGTTCACCGAAGTGCATGTTGGTTACTAGTACTCTGTTTTTGATCGGGCGGATTGAATCAGCAGTAATTGTGCTTTGCACACCCTTCTTGCCTGCCGCCATTGATTCATAATCAAAATTCATTATTCACCTCTTTTAACAAAGTTGCCGTCTTCATCTTCAACCCAATCATCAGCTTCTTCTTTTGCTTCAGCTTTTGTTTGGCCTGCTTTTGCTTTTGTAGAACGTGGCTTTGGTTCTTCTTCAACCTCTGTAGGAACAACACTTGGTTCTTCTACCACAATTTCTTTTTCAGATGCTTCGAACTCAGTAGGGGGAATATTATCTTCATAATAGTCACGTAATACGTCTTCACGCTTCTTAATAATTTTACCACCTGGACCTAATTCATCGCCTCTAGCATTTACTCGAACGTTACCAACGGCTGGTGTTAGTTCGTTGCGTTGTCTTAGCAAATCCATATCAATACTTTTTCCTTGCATTGTTCTGTATTGCTTACGACCTGTTTGCTTTACTGCCATTTTAGTCTCCTTGTTATATGTATACTTATCTCAAGAACTCACGCCAATCCAGGCCAAACTGGATTGAATCTATCTTGTGTACACCGATTAAATATAGCACATATGATGCTACTGAACTACCTCTGCCTACACCCCATACAATATTGTTCTCACGCATAAAGTCCACAAGATAAATCATATAGCGTAAAAGATCATACATGTCACGTTCTTTAAACGCTTGTAGTTCTTCTTCTACTCTTGTAGCTTCTTCTGGTGATAGACATTTTGGCATGATATAATTATGTATATTAATGGCTTTGTATGCGTCAGGCATAAACCATTCACTTTGACATACGCCGTCGAAAGTCTTTTCATCTACATCTAATGGAATATATTTCTGCAATGGAGACATGCCTTGTTCTTCCATCACTATATTAAATTTATCTACATCATCACTACTGTCACAGAGAACTACATGACATTTGTCGATATTACCACTGTATATCATATCAACTAAGTCACGATTAGTAAATCTCGGGATTCCTAGCTTGTCTGTTTTCATTAGCATACTTGTATTTTAACTGATATTAATCAGTTTGTCAAGATCTAAATCGCCATTTTGTTGATTTTTTTCTTGCTCTAGTTTTTCTTTTGCTTCTTTTACTCTAGCTTCTTGCTTGTAGTATTCTATAAAAGTGCTGATTTGTTCTTGTACTTGAGGATTATTTGTGCTGAAATATTTCTTAGTTAAATCTGCTATCTTCTCATGTAGCTGGGCTACCGACATTTCAGAAGTATCTTCTTGAAATGGGTGAAACATATTACTGATAAGTTCCTAGATATTCTGCCCAAACAGTGGCACCACTATCGTAACTTACAAATTCAAATGCAAAAAATTTAGTTGCTTCACCATCTCCTGGAGCACCAATTACTGCTGTAAGGTCACTAGTTGGCCAATTTGAATTTGTTTTAATAGTTCCGCCGCCTGCATTACTTGCAAACGTAACAGTTCTATTTGTAGCACTACCTGCTGATTGATCACTTTTGATATGCAATCTTACTCTACCTGTCTTGTTATTAGTACTAGACCAATTTGCAAAAGTTAAAGTAATATCTGCTCCTACTGTAAATTCTTGATATGCGCCGTTGTCGAGGTTAATATTTTGACTAGTATTTACTGTTGAACCAGCTACATATGCAGTTTCTGTAGTGTTCTTAAAATCAGCATTAATAATACTGTTTCCTAAAAAGTTATTATCTGCGTTCTTTACTGCACTATTTGTTTGTAATGCTTCAATTTCAGCTTTTGCCGCAACAAAATTTGAACTAATAACTGTAAAGTTATCTCTAAATCCTTGTGAATCATTATCTTGTCCTGCGACTGGGTAGTTTGAATTGACCCCTGTATCGTTGATATTACTTGCCATAATTTATCCTCTCGTTGCTATTATTTATCAGCATTATACGTTGAACTGGTAATTTGCGAACGGCACATATTGCTCGTTACTATTACCATCTGTACTGTCTATGTTATATCTTTCAATTTCGATATCAAGTTGTTTGAAATTAAAATTACTATTTCTTATGTTAAGAATAATACTATCTGCTTGCCCTGGCTTACAATAGCATAACGGTACAGCTAAAGTAAATCCTAGTTCAGCCTGCCCTACTGTCTGTGCAGTACGCATCCACAATGGATAAAACTCTCTCAAATTAGCTCCCACAGTTCTAATTCTATCTCTCATATTTGTAATATTACTGATATATTTTCTTTGATCTTTACTATCACTTATTTTAATAGCATCACTGTCTATTTTAATTGTGTTAGTCTGTGGACGTAATCTTAACGGATCAGAACTAATACTGCTATCTATGTTTTGGGCTGTAATAGTAGTACCATTTTGTAATTCAATTGTTATACTACCTCCAGGATTAAAACTTACAGGTCCAACTCTAGTAAAGATAGCAAGTGAACCAGATGATGCAGGACTTATACCATCTCCACCTCTTAAGCCTAAATCAAAAAATCCTTGTCCTGTCCCTACCCCAGTATTATCATCTGTAACATCAAATTGTACTTGATCAATTGTTATTTTATTTTGTGTAGATGTTACAAAATCTTTTGCTGTTTTTCCTTTTCCTAATTCTGGTTCTGCAGGATCAATTACATCAACATATATAACTTCATATACTGTGTCATTACTTCCTGGATTTTTTGCAACTGCTTTTTTAACATCACCTAATTTATATTTCTTCCTTTTATGATTCTTAGCAACAGCAGAAACAAAGTCACCGATTGCTTTTGTTTCAATGCCAGCATAGGCAAGCATTTTAATTTGTGGTTGTAATCCGAAACTAATATCATTTGGTCTGTAAATACTACCCGGAGAAAATATTGTAGGGTCTGAAATAAAGTTTCTAAATATATTTCTTTGTGACTGTTTTAACATAGGGACCATAGATATACTACTGTAAAGTGTGTCATCAGGATCAGTTGTAGTGATTGTGAATGTTCTTGTAGTAGCACTAAATTGGAATTGATCTTGTGCCTTAATAGTAAATGTATAACTTCTATCTATTGTGGTTGTTGCGCCATCAAAAGTAGTTTGGGTTGTAGCTTTATCAATAGTTGTAAGTCCAGGCTTGTTTGGTTCACCAAACTGATTGACTTTACCTTGTAATTGCCCGTCAATGGCTAGTGTTAGTCCTGGCGGTAATTTTCCAGACTCTAATGTGTACAATACAACAGCATTAGGAACACTACTTGTAGCACTTACATTCAATGTGCTTACAAAGTTTGCTCTAAGATTTCCTAGTGCAGAAGTTGTATTCCATGTAATTGCACTTTCAATTTCTCCTAATAATTTGACTGTGAATTCTTTATCTTTGGCTACTGTAGGATTAACAGTTGATGTTGTTCTTTTATCAAAACTGTAAAAGCTCATTGTTACAACTTTGTTTGCAACAACTGCACCAAATGCATCGTACGTCTTAAATCCTACATTTGCTATTGTTCCTACGAATGTACCTCTAAGATAATCTATACTTCCTCTTTCAATTTTAGTAACTGACTTATCTGTTGTAGTTGACGTGACTCTACCGTTTTCTATAGTCCATACACTTTTATCTATAATGTCTATAGCCCTATAACTTTTATTATCACCTGAATCGGCTTCAGTTACAGGTACCTCGTTAAACACAATCCATCCTGTGGCTCCAAGACCATTAAACAATGAATCAGCAAAGTCCGTAAATGCTACATTATTTTCACCACTCCATGATTGACCGACCCCTATGTTATTTGCAAAAGGCTCCGTAGTTGTTGTATCTTTTGATCCTAGTTGGCGTAGTGCTTCTATTGTAAATTTATATTCTGTGGTTACTGCTGGCTGATATGGAATTCTTCCTGCTATTTCACCTGTGGTGCTATCCAGTTGCATACCTGGAGGTAAACTACTAGCAGATCCATCTGCATTAGAGTCTTTGACAGTAAAACTAATAATACCTTGATTACTTGTCGGATCATATACATCTAAGAATAATGTTACGTAATTATTTGCTCGTCTAAAACCTAAATCGCTTGGTGTCAACCAAACTGGCGCTCTTAGATATGTGTTATCAGCTGTGAACAATCCTGTAGCAAGTTGCATTATAGTATTATCTGTTCTTAAGAAATCATCACCTACAAGATAGATTTGAAATTTTCTTTTAGCAATAGTAATGCCGTCACTAGCACTTACAGTGAATTCATAATATCTGTTTAATTTTTTTGGACTTCGTGTAGGAACTGCATAGTCGTAAAAAGTAGTATCATAATAAAAACTTTCAAATCCGTTAGCACTTTTTACACCAAAGTCAAAAGGGAATGTACCATAAACATTACTATCAAAAAATCCACTTGAAGATCTTTTTTCTAATGCAAGTATAGGTTCAACTACTCCAGTCAATTTTCCTGTAGTTCTACCAAGCTCTATTCCTGGCGGCAATTCTCCTCCATCGTCTCCGATGAAATATTCTATATTATCACCTGCAGGTAAATCAGGATCAATTACTTGTAATTGAAAATCTACGGGACTACTATCTAATATATAAAATCTATTATTAGGTCCTAAAGGTAACGGACCTTCTGCTGTAACCCAAGTTGGTTGGTCAGCACCATCAATTTTTAATTTTAATGTTATATCTTCCTTGGCTGTACCTTTTACTGCTCTAAGTACAAATGTAAACGTTCTTAATCTTTTTACTTCAAAAGGAGTACCTGTCAAACTATCGTTTTCAATACGTAGTCCTCCTGGTATTTTTCCACTTATAAGTGATATCGTTGTTCCTGTTACAACAGGTAAAGCAATAGTTTGAGTGATGCTTTCTTGGTATGTTCCTAAGTTATGCCCTGTGTTAACGGTCCATAAATGCGCCATGTATAAACTCCTATATACATATTTATGCTATAGGAAGTGTTCCCATATCTGCGTCAGGTAATGTAGATCCAGTAAAAGTAGCTGATCCGTCGTCAAATTCAATCTCTAAGTTATAAGCCAAATACTCTAGAGTTGATGTAAATTGTAAAGGTGTTGCTTCACCCATTTCAAGTGTCAAATATTTTTGAAGACCATCAAATTTTCTAATATCAAGGTTATGTACTAGTCCAGTCATATTACCTACATTGGTAATATCATTTGTTTGTGCGTTTAATGTTGCTGTAAGTTTTGGATCAGTATCAGTTTGAACTGAAGTAATACTACTTACTGTTATTGTTGTGCCGCTTAAATTTGTAGTAGTTGTTCCACCACCTGCTATTGTTAAAGCATTTCCGTTAGCATCTAATGTTATATTATTATTATCTGCAAAAACTTGTAAACTAGGAAGACCTGTTGCTGTGCTATTAATAGTGATAGCGTTTGCATCAGCGGCAAGTGTTACTGCTGTACCACCTATTAATTTTTTAAATTGTAGTTCAGAACCAGATAACTGTGCAAATACTCCTTGCCCACCACTACCTAAATTTGCTCCTGTAGTTGCTTCAGGATTTCTATTTGAAAGTTCTGTAAAGTTATTGTTTACTTTTACAAACGCTTCACGTAAATCATCACCTGTACCGTCGTTTGCAATAGTTCCAATGTTAATAGTTTGTATAGCCATCTATGTCTCCTAAATATATTTATCGCTTTTTAAGTCCTGTAACATTGCTTGAAAACGGCGTAGCGTTGTTGTATCTATTAAACAACATTCTATTATTTCCACCACAAATATCTGATGTATCGCCATAATTAGTCGGATTGTTTTCATCTTTTAAAACTGCTAAAGCATCTTTTTGTAACTTGTCTTGTAATTGTGCAGGAGTTAAACTTGGATCAGCTTGTAAGTACAAAGCACCAACACCACAGACTTGCGGAGAAGCCATTGATGTTCCTCCAATGGTTCCTTGTCTAAACGAACCATTGCCCCAGTATGATGCATCAGCGTAAACATTTGAATTACTAAATGTGCTTAAAATATCTGTTCCTGCGGCATAAATGTTTACACCTGGACCTGTTGAGCTTGAAGAAACTTTTCTTTCTGTGCTTGCATTTAGTGGACTTGAATTCATGTTGCCTACCATTAATGCTCCTTCATCAAAAGGAGAACTTCCTCTATGATAGTATTGACTAGACCCTGATCCATAAAAAACTACATTATTGTAATCAAGACCTGGACCTACTGAAGTATCTATCTTAAAATAATTATTGCCAGCCGCGATACATACATGTACACCTGCGTCTACACAATCTTCTACATCAGCATCTACACTTGCTACTCTGACAGGAAATCTATAATTTCCGCTTCTGTAATATGGGTAAAATCCATAAGTATCTCTCATATGCGAATTAGGTGTACTATTAAAACTTGAATCATTTCCTGAGCTATACGTAGTACCTCTATAAACAATACTTGTTATACCTGATCCTATACTTGTGCTGTATCCCCAACTTGCATTTACTATTGTTGGTCTTTTAAAACCTGTGTTAGGATCTACAGGTTTATTTTGGTGCCAGGCTTTGATAACATCGAAAACTGTGCTAATAGTAATACCGCCAGTATCACCTGGACCTTCCAATCCACCTACCTTAACACTGTATATTCTTGCATTAGAAGCCCAACCAAAATTCAATCCTGTAGCTGTGCCGGCACAATGAGTACCATGTCCATCAGTATCACCATAATGACTTGCACTTTGTGAACCAGTAATACCAGAAGCCGCATACCAATCTATTTGTTGTACTCTACTTACGCCGTTTGCATCATTGAACTCTGGATGATCTATTTGCAGTCCACTGTCTTGTATAACAATATCAACACCTGTGCCATCCATTGAATAAGGTCTTGAATAATTTGTTAAACTGTTACCAGTACCATATATATTTTCTACAAAAGAATGTCTTATCTTACCCCAATCTGTCCTGTTACCACTTTCTGCTATTGATTTAGAAAAGTCTCTTACCTGTGTTGCTGTTAAACCTATTTCTATATCATCTCTTAAATCAGGACGTAGTTGGACGTCTGTAACTCTTGCATCTTGTCTTAGTGCTTGTGCTTCAGCATCTGTCAAAGCGTAGTGAGTGTTTCTTGTAGATTTTTCTCTTGCGTCTGCAACGTCCACAGTTCTATTTGGAATGTCTCCAGCACCAGTTGACGAAATCATTTCTTGATTGAATTGTGTGTAATCAACACCCTTGTTGAGTGTTACAATGTATTCTCTTTCACTCATACCTACTCCTAGTGCAAGTCAACCCAAGAACCATTAGCATAACCTTGGAACTTGTTAGTTGTAGTGTTATAGATCATATCTGCATTGCCTGGTGTTAGGTTGTCTCTTTCTGCTGTGGTATAACTTGCAAGTCTTAGAGGACTTTGTGTTATTTTAACTTGGTCAGTAGCTCTTAATTCTATAGAACTATTACTGTCAATACTCGGAACACCAATGCCTGAACTTTCAAAACTATCAGCTGTAACTCTTTGTGCAGTTATATTGCCGTCTACTGCAAGATCACTGCTCATTCTGACACCCGGTGTCATTACAATTTGTGAACTGTCATCAGTATCGATTACACTTGAACTAAATGTAAAATTACCTACTGAGTCGCCACCTGTTGCATTTGTCCAAATGCCGCCAACATATTTTATTGTTTGTCCTTCTTGTGGACTATTAATACTTACATCTTGTAAAGTAGTAATACTTGTTGTTGAAAGATTTTGTAAGTAACCAGCATCATTTGTAAACGTGCTTATGTTTGTAGGTGCACCTGTTAAGTCGCTGTATGCTCCTGTTGTTGCAATAGTTGCTAAGGTAGGAGTTCCTGTTATATTAGAATATAGTACTCCTGTTATATTTGCTCCACCTCCGTGGAAGTTTGATGCATATGCATTTGAATATACATTATTACTTGCACCTAAATTATATGTACCTGTCGCAAAAGGTGTAACATTACCAAAACTTACACTGTCGCTTACTTCTGATCCGCCTGCTAATATTTGGCTAAGTGTAAGTCCAGTTAAGTTTGCTCCACTACCAATAAATGAAGTTGCATTTACATCACCTGCTACTGTAAGTTTGTGTGAAGGAGTAGTTGTAAATATTCCAACACGTTTTGTACCAGTGTCTATTTTAATTGCTGTCTCAACTCCTGTGATAGGCTTAACGTTTATGTCTAAATCTTGTTCGTTGACTGTGCTTTCAATGATAGCATTATTATCAACACGTATTTTGATATTGTTATTAGTACCTACAATAATACCAGTATCACTATTAAATGATACTGAGCCGTTTTGTGTATAATCACCTGTTGAGCTTATAGCATCTGTGATTCCATAACCCGATAGTGTAGTCGGTGTCCCTACTAATGAACTAAATTCGCTATCAAATAAAGTTGGTCTGTTAGTTAAATTTGTATAATCTAAAAAGTAAGGACTGTCAAAGCCATCAAGTGTATCTGCGTTCAATCCGCCGCCACCTGAAGTTGCGTCATTTGCAGGAGCCCATCTTAAACCGTCCCATTTCAATACTTGTCCTGGAGTCGGTGGTGTGCTTTGTGTATCAACATCTGATAAGTCACTTATATCATCTACAAGATTTGGCTTATCAATTAAATTATTATAACTTCCACTTAATGCAACAGCTGATAAACTTGGTGTTCCTACTACTTCACTGTAGTTTACAAAACTGTTTACCCAAGCGCCAGTATTACCTTGTCCAGCGTTAGCGTTCCATTTTAAGATATTGCTAGTGGCCAATCCTGAAAGATCAGTTACAAGACCACTTCCGCCACCACCGCCACTGCCGCCGCCTGTGTTTGTGATAGTTATTGTTCCGTTTAAATCATCATAGACAATATCAATACCAGTACCTTCTCTAAGTATTGCGTTGACTCTATCATCTACTCTTTCATTTGTAAAGTATTGATTAGTACCTTCTGGTAAGTCCGTTGTTGTTGTGGCTATAGTTGGTTTGTCTGCTAGGTCGTTCCAACTGCCGCTGAATGGATTATAACTAATACCACCAATGGTAAGTCCTGTTGCTGTTATATTACCAGCACCAACAATACCTGAACCAGTTAGGTCTAAGTTATCACCTATTGGTAATTCTTTTAGTTTGTTTTGATCGTCTCTATCAACTATAAGTGGTATTCTGTTTGCCATATCTTTATCCTTATAACGCCGCTATTCTTGTTTGGAAGTCGGCAAAGTCGGCACTTGCCGCCACTTCTGTTTTTAATGTTGCTAATGTAATAGTTTCTGCTTGTAATGCAGTCGCCGCCAATGCACCTTGTGCTGATGTTGCCGCATCTGTGATTCCGTATCCTGCTAAAGTAGTAGGTGTACCTGTAAGTGATGCAAACGTCTGTGCTGGTATAGTTAAGTTAGTTAGGTTACTTCCGTTTAATGCTGGTAGTGTTCCAACTAATACTGACGCTGTAATAGTTCCATTTACAGCATCAACTAGCAGTGTTGAATCATCTGCAAAAACAGATCCATTAATATCTCTGTTTTTATTTGTTACATCTAATTCAGCAAAGTTATCGTTAATCTTTTTAAAGGCTGTTCTTAATGGATCGCCATCACCCTTGTTTGCACTTGATCCAATGTTAATTACTTGAATAGCCATTACACTCTCCCTACCACAACTTCAACAAATCCTTGTCCATCTCCGTCTTTAGTTCCTACTGCTTTACCTATCACAGTTCCTACCACTGGATTGTTATCAACCATTCCGTAACCTGGTATAGCACTTGTAACAATTATATCTCCTTTTTCTACAGGACCTATAACTTTACAAGTTGTTCTACCTTGAAGTGCTAAAGCTGTAACATAATCACCTTTTAAGTCTGTGTTCATTAAGTGTGCTGGATTTTCTGAAACAACTCCAGCAACTTTTCTGTCACCTTTATACATTGTAGTTGTTAATTCTTGTTCTCCACCAAATACCAACACTGTACCTGGTTCATATGTAGCATCTGCTAGATAGTTCTCTGCCAAGTCAGCATATTGTGCCGATGTTGCTGTACCATGGAATGTACCAAACTTTAATGCACTTGTACCTATATCATATGCACCATTGCCTGATGGTGTCATAGCCGCTTGTTTGAATATTACTGCCGCAACGTTATTATTTGCTATGATAGCAACTTCACCTGCACTACTAAATCCTGTTCCAGCACCTATTCCAATACCTGTACTTGATGTACTCTTTTCACCTGGTGCTTCTATAAATGAACTGTAAATCCAATCACTAGCAAGTCTAGGTGAGTTTTGTGTAGCATCACCTGGATCACCAAATGTACTGTTTTGTTGGAAGAATGACGCTGTAGCACTTGTATTTCCAATTTGTATAGTACCAGGGTAAGTTGATGTAGTGTTACTTGGTACAGTACCAACTGTATCAAACACTGTTGCACCACCTGGTGTTTTCATTGTCATTGTTAGGTTAGTTTGGTCTAGAATTTCATAGTTGTCTAATTTAAATTTTTGTGCATCTAAACTTCCATCTAGACCTGTTTTAACAATTCTATCTGCAACACCTGTTGTAGTAAATGATCCACCTGTGTTAACAATGTCTGCAAAACTAATTGCACTTGCATCACCTGTGCCTGTTGCCGTTCTACCAAAGGTTGTATTTTGTGCAATATCTGGTAAGTCAGCAAAGTCAATACTACTTGCGGCTAGTGTTACCCATCCATCAGTTACAGTGAAGTCATCATTGTCAAATGCCGCAAGTCCTAGATCACTTTGTGCTATACCTGTTGCGTTAGCTCTTGTAGTTGCGGCTTGCATTGCAAGTTTACTTTGTAGTATACCTGCTGTTGGACTTACATCACCGTTTACAATTACTTCTGAGCTAATTGCCGTTGTTGCAACATTACTTCCGTTGCTTGTAAATACTACATCACCTGTAACAGTATGATTGTCATATGTACCACCATGATACATTAAAATATCATTATTGACTCTGTTTGCTATTGTTAAACCAATTGCTTCGTCACCAAACGGTGTTCTGTTATCTACATATGATTTTGTAGTTACGTCTTGTGCGTTAGTTGGATCACTGTGGTTGTAAATCTTATTACTACCAGCATTAATATTTCCTGTAATTGGTGTAGTACCATCTCTAGCAATAGCACCTGGGCCAATTGTTCCTGTTGTAATTATTACACCATCTCTATCAAAGTGTAGTCTCTTTTCAATAAATTTCTCAGTAGCAAATTCTGTAGGAACTGCCGCTGGATCACCGTCAGCCATAGTGTCATCATTACTGAATTCTGTAATTCTTACACCTTGTCTAAATCCTAATCCGTCTAAGTTACTGATAGCAATCGAAGCCGCAAATGTAACTGTACCTGTTCCTTGGTCAACGCTAAAGAATTTACCAACACGGAAGAATCCATCTTGGTCTGTACTAGCAAAGAAAACTCTACCCTTACCACGTTCACTAACTTCAGCATCTTGGTTAGCACTAATAGTTGGCTGACCGTAAATAATACTTGGATAGTTAGTAGTGTTAAATCCACCAGTACCAATTTTATCAAAGTCGTGTCCGTTAGCTCTTAGTGTTGAAATACCAACTGTAATTGTACCAGCTTCGTTATCTTGTAGTGAACAAGGAATAGTTCTTGTCGCCGCCGGACTATATCTCATGTCTGCCGCGATACCACTTCCAGTATACAATGAATTTGAACTGTTAATATTTGATGCCACTAAATCATTAAGCTCAACTGTAGCATAGTCACCTCTGTCTGTGTAATTTGCAACAATATGTGTCTTACCAGCGAATGAGAAGATCATATCATTATTATCACAACGTGCTTGTTGAGTTGAAGTTAATTTTTCAATAGCAAGAACAACGTCACCTGCTGTTGCACCCATTGTGGTACCTGTGCCTGCATATGTATTAAGTGCGGCTTCTGTATTTCTAAGTGTTAAGTTTAAATGCTTAAACGCAGAGTCCATTACAACTTGGAATCTATCACTTGCTAATGCACTTCCATCTGCATCTTGGTTATTGAAACTAATACTTCTATAAACTTGAGTAGGATTCTCTGTAAAAATAACTGCTGTTGATGGTCTAGTTGCTGTTACACCATTTAAGTCATCTAACAAATGGTTCTTATTCATTCTAACAACAGCAAGTGCAGAGGCATCACTGTTTGGTGTAGGATTGTGTGCTCCTGTGATTGCAGTTTCTAATCCTGTGTCACCTGATACGCTTAATCTGTAAATCGGAAGATTACTGCCTTTACGTCCTGTTGGGCCTGTAGCACCTGTATATCCGCCTATGTTACTTGTAGGAACTGCAACAATACTTGTTGCTGTAACTTCATATGTAGTAACACCAGCTGTTGTATAAATGTCAATCAAACTGTTTGGATAAGGCATGTAATCACAGTCATAAACAAAAATACTAAATGCTCCAGCCGCGTGTTCAAATGTACCAAAGCCATATGTGTTTGAAGGATCATTAAATACCTTAGCAGGTTGTTGCATGTTTCTTAATGTAGTGATAGCATCAACAGTCTCGTTTGGATCTGAACCTGCCGCTACTAGACCAAAGTTACCATTTGCGTTTGAACAGTTAAGAGCTCTAATCTCTGAACCGTTGTTACTAAAGAA